CTACCTTGACATGGTAGGGGTCACAGGTTCGAACCCTGTACCGCCCACCACTTTAAGCCTAGATGTAGCAGTGCTTTCAGTGGAATCAATTGATGGGGTCTGCGGGTCAACTGACCCCACACTGACCCCAATCAGCTCCGACAATCTCGGAACATCTTTCGCCAGATCGGCGAGTATCTCAATCAACGCTTTTCGTGCTTCACCCAGATATGACGGGTCGAACTTGGCATATGCGTCTGTCGTTCCGCCCGCATGGTGGCCGAGCAATCCCGACACTTCCCATGCAGGCACGCCGCGTTGACGAAGCCACGTCGCGACCGTGTGGCGGATCGTTTTCGGAACGAACCACACCGGAAGTGCGGCAGCCATTCGGATCTTGCGCCAAGTGGTTTTGACGGACGCCACGCGCTTGCCGTGCCAGTGCACCACGCAGGCCGATGGCTTGGCCGTTTCCAGGTAGGCGTCCAGAACGGGTAGCAGAGGCACGACCGGCCGGTACTTCTTCGTCTGCTTGCGTCCCGGCGGATTCAGGCGAATCAGGCCAGCGCGCCTGTCGATCTGGAAAACCTGCAGGTCATGCGCAGCATCACCACGGCAGCCGGTGCACAGGCGGATAAGGAGCATCGCCCAGATGTGCTCCGGCATTGGCGCATTCAGTAGGCGCACAACCTGCTCGCGCGTCGCGTAGTGAGGGTAGGCGTCACCAATTGGCGGCAATTCCACAAAGGGAACCTGGGCGATCTCGCCGCGCTTCCATGCTCGATTTAACGCCGATTTCCCCACGCCCAAGATGCGGCGTGAATAGCCCTCACTGTATTGCTTGTCGCGCAGCCATTTGAGGAAGTCCTCCTGGCGGCCAATGGTGATGTCGGCAACAGCATCATTCGGCTTCCACCACTCGCGCCACAGCGCAACGCCGCGCTTGGCGCTGTCCTTGCTGGCGAGGCCATCCCCGTGTTGGGCGAGGTACCGCGTCAACACGGTATCAAGCAGCACGTCCTGCGGCGCCTGATTGAGCATCGCTGCGTTCTCGACGTACCACCGCGCTAGTGCGACTTGTGCTTCTGCAATGTCTCTTGTGCCAAGCGAAGCGCGCTGCTTGCATCCGCTCGCGTCACGCCACGCCCGGTACCAGACGGCAGATCCTTTGCGCTGTTCGATCCAGTAGTCGCCAAGGCGGAATCGGGCTGACACGTTTGCTGCTCCAGGTATTTCAGTAGGTGGTGTTCGGTGTACTTGACGGCCTTTCCTATGCGGACGTGGCCGATGTGTCCGCGCTTTCGGATTCGGCGCAGGGTGATCTCAGCAACGCCAAGATATGCAGCCGCGAAAGCCTCGGTATACAGGTCTGGCAATCTCTCAGCCGCGCTCATCTTCCCCTCCTTTCAGTGCCTCGGGTGCCTTACTCGCATCGCTCGCCTCCTGCGGGCTGTCCGCTGGCTTCGTCTTGCGCGGCTTTGGCATAGGCAGGCCTTGCCATTTGAACTGGCAGGTTCGGCAGTTGTATGAGATGTGATCCCTGAAAACACGGATTCCGTAAGAGCCGTTGCTAGCGCCAAACCGATTTCGGCAGCGCCCATATTCGTCTGATCGAAGCAGCTCATCCTTCGCGTGGAAGGAGAGAGTAATGTCGCTGCCCCCGCACTTTTCGCAGGTTGAATCGCACGGCTTAGACATCCTTCACCCCCTGCGGGCGGGCGGCGGGGAACGCAGGCAGGTCCATCCACCATTGGTACGGCGGTTGTTCCTTCGGCATCTTGCTGCCGGGCGGGGCGACTGCATGAGCATGCTCGACGCAATCTGCATGCTTCGCCCAGAGCCCATCCTCTAGATAGTCGAAATCGTAATTCTCTGGGTAGTGCGAGTCTTCGGTATCCATCCATCCGACGACTACCAACCTGCCTTCCGGCGCAGTCTCGATTGGCCGCCACTCCGGCCCTACTGCACCCTGCGTCGTCAAGAACGCCATGGTGCCGGCCGCGTTGAACTTCGCGCCTTTGTCATCCGGTGCCGATGCGATCTGCTCCAGCGTTTCCATTGCCGTGCGCAGGGCTACAGCATCCGGCGCGGCGCGCAGGGCGGCGGTGATGGCTGCGAGGGCCATGTTTGCCTCGCGCACCCATCCCAAATGCTCATCCATCCGGTTTGTCCGAATGTCTCGGGCCGATTGGTGTAGTCCGCGACTCTCGTACTCTTGCGCCAGCAACTCCCTGGCGCGCTGTTGGTCATCGGTCATCGCATGGCCTCCAAGATCATTTGTTCCCGCTTATCAAGCGGGTCACCCTTGCCGCGAATCAGCTCCATCAGGCGCTTCTTAGGAATCCCGCAGGCCATCGACAGAACGTCGATTCCGTCCGGGTTTCTCTTATGTGCAGCGCGCAGCGACTCGATTACGTCACTCATCCGACACCCCCGCGCCGTGGCTGGTGGGCTGTTGACTGCACTTGTGGCAAGTGACTGTCTTTGGAGGCACGCCGCGCACGACAGGGCTGGACCTGTCATACCGTCCTTCAGCGCGCTGACTGTGGCCACAATCTAGCTGGCACACGAAGGCGACCTCCCACGGTAGATTGTGCAGGTGGGTGCTGCTGACAACACGACGACGGGCGCTCACGACCCCACCTCGGCGCTGGTGGCCTGCTGCGAGCAATGCGGGCATATCACCGTAACGTCGTAAACATCCGGGCCGGAACCCTCTTGCCCGATCACCTCGCCGCTGTCCTGGCAAGTTGCGCACATGACCCCAGCCTCGGCGCTGCTGGCCTGCATTGCGGCGTCTATGGCTGCTTCGGGAGTGGCGGCAACATGGGCTGCCCGAATGTTCGGGTATGCCGGGTCCGTAGCAACGAACATGATCCAGTTCCGACCATCCTCGGTGCGTATGGGGAACGCCTCATGCTTCGCGCAGAAAGCGAATCTCGACTCCGCATCGCTGCCGCCCTTGGGGCTGGCCCCTTGAGCCTCACGCTCAAGGCGCATCCCGGCTTCATAGCCGATGTTCAAATCGTTGGCCGGCTGAAAAGTACAGGCGTCTAAGTGGGCTTCTATGGCTGCCAGCGCAGAGCCAGCGTCAATCTCGTTACGCCTCCATTCAATGAGAATATCTGCGATCTGTTCCCCGGCCTTCGGTGTACGCGCGTCGGCCTTGGGGCTGGCGTCGATCAGTCCATGCAGCCGTTGGTCGCGCTCAGCCGTATATGCCTTGCTCCCTTCATCGGCGACAATATCATCACGACTAGCCCACCCAGCCGCCGCCACCCAACCCTGAAAGTAGGCGGTGTTCAGCAGGGAGATCCCCTGCGCTGCGGGGGTGCTGGCCACTTCGATCCGCTTGCGGGTGTCGGTGGGCTTCTCAGTGGCCGTGAAGGGGCGGCCATGCAGGACGTGTTCGATCAACTGGATTTCGTAGCGCCAGTCCGGCACCCATACGCCATCGCCACGATCCCACATTGACTCGCCAGGCATATCGAGGAAGTGCAGACGCAGCTTGATCCGTTTCAACGCCTCGACAACCGGCGCTGCGGCGACGGGGGCGGCGTAGACCGTTCGGACAACGAAGTCTGGATCGTTGAACACGTGCGGATGGTCTTCCGGTGTCACGTCATACCAGTCTGAACTGTCATGGTGGCGGAACTGGTTGATAGCCACCGCCTCCTGCGCTGAGACGGGATTTTCAGCATCGAACGCCTTCACCGCATCCGCGTACCCAGCCTGATAGCCGTCGCGATGCCCATCAGCGCCCTGAGTCGCCATGTCTTGTGCGTCGTATCCGTTCATTCGTCTTCTCCGGTCGGGGGAGCGGGGATGGGCATCCAGTGGGCAGGATTGGTGCACGCAATCACCACCCCGTCCCGTGAGTGCATCAGCCATGCGCCGTCCTTAAACCATGCCGTAACTACTCCATACCCGTCGCGTCCCGTTTGCCTATAGATGCCGTTTGAATTTTTCTTGAAGTCCGTCTGATACATGTCGTAAACAGTGATCGCGCTTCCATCTTTCGGAGCCGACTCAATCGGCATCCATCCGTTGTTGCTCATGTCTTGCTCCTAAAGGGTGGGGCGGGCCGGAGGTGATCCCGGCTTAGCTGGACTCAAACCAGCCTATGTTTAACGGTCTAAAGCGCGTCAATTCGCCAGCATCAAACGGGTCTGCCGGTTCCGCCGTCACCAACGGATTAGCTTTCGCTACCAGCCCTGAACTACATCAGGGGTTCTTTCCCGCACATGAGCGCATCACCACTGCGCATTCCGCCCCGTAGGTCCTAGAAGGGGATGTCGTCGTCGAGCGGATCGCCGGAGGGAGGCGCTGACTGCTGGGCGGGTTCCTGCTGCTGCCTCGCCGGACGCTGGGCCTGCTGCTGGTTGCCGCTGCTTTCCTGCTTGCCACCCACCAGGGTCACGTCAGCGATGCGCAAGGTGATGTAGGTCTTGCCTTCGTGTTCGCGGGTGCCGAGTTCGCCGGTCACGCCAAGCTGCACGCCCTTGGTGATGTATTCGGCGACCTTCTCGAAACGCTTGCCCCATGCTGAGCAGTCGATCCAAATGGTCTGCTTCTTATCGCCGTAGCCAGAGTCCACAGCCATCGACCAGCCGGTAACGGGTTCGCCTGCTTGGGTGTAACGAGTAACGGCGTCCTTGCCGCCCACGCGGCCGATTGCGTTCAAATTGTTCATGCGGCTTTCCTTTCGTTGATTTCGCTGGCCTTGGTTTTGATCAGTTCAATGAACTGTTCGCGCCGCTCCCTAAGCATCGACAACTCTTTCTCGACTTGGTCGCGGTAGGTGCGATAGACCACCAACTGATCCCATTCCGGGTAGTCGGCGCAGTAGCTGGCGTAGTCCACCCAGTTGCGGCCTGTTCCATCGAAATGCGTGATGATTTGCCACTTGTAGGCAGAGTCGAACGTGCCTCGTTTGATCGTTGCTTCGTGGACGGACGCGATGACCGACTTGATCTCTACAGTCCCGTCTGAATCGACAAGGCCATCAGGTGAGTCGCCCCATTCGGCATGGTCGAAATAGCCGCCGTTGGTTACTTCAACGAAGTGCAACTCCTCATAGAGCATCTTGGCGATAGGCTCTTGAGCGTGGCCGCGCTCCATGTGTGCGTTGCTGAAGTTCTGCTCAGACTTCCGGCCTGTGACGCGTTCAAGGGCATACCGCAACGCCAGCTTCTGTGCCGGTTCGCCGAAGTCCTTTCCGTAGTGAGCCATGAACGTTGCCGCTGCCGATGATCCCGGCTGGCCCAGCTTCAGTTCGTCCCACTCCGGGCTGTTCTGCTCGACGTTGTGCCACTTCATGCTGCGGCCTCCTGCTTGGGCTCGGCGCTGCACTCCGCGATCAACTGCGTGATGTGTTCCTCGCTCATGTCAGCACGGGCCAGAACACGCTCCAAGTTGCCGTCCCGCTTGTATGCAGACTTGGCGTTGTCCCACAGGCGCTGGTTGTCCGGGGTAACGGCAGAACGCGCAGCAGCCTGCTTGATCCGCAGCCCGTCAACGGTGTCGCGACCAAACTTGATGCCAGTCTCGACGTAGACGGTGATCCGCTTGCCGCCCCACTCTTCGATGTACGGAGTGCCAGCGAGGCGCGCCACGGTCTTGCTGTTCGTGGCATTGAGGATCATCGGCTTCAGCTTCTCGCCGGGGCGGATGTCGCGCTCAACGAAATAGACCGTGTTGAACACGTCCTTAGACTTCTTGGTCTTGTCCACCTCCTGCGTCACGCGGGCGATGGTCAAGCTGATCGGCTCGACAACATCCGCCGCGCTGAGATACGGGGAGTCGAACACCTTTCGGTAATGTGTGGCGTTGCTCATGTCCTGCTCCAGGTAAAGGGGTAACTCGGACCGTCTTTCCGGCCTGCCATCTGCCGCGCCCGTCGTGCCGGTTTGATTTCCGGTGGACCCGTGGCAACCGCTGCCGTCCGCCTCATGGATAGGCGCAGTACATCGACACGGGCGGAGTCCTTCGGGTGGCAGCATCTGCTGGTTATTTGCGCCACCAGCAGTGGGCTAGGGGAGTTAGCTGTGACGGGGGATCAACTTCCCCTTCTCGTATCGCATGCCGCGAACGTTCGGAAGAAACGGCGCAACCGCGCGACCGATCACCGTCATGCTGGCTTCGTCTACGATGAAACCCGGCCGTGCAATGCGACGCTTCTTGGTCTGAAGTTTGTGCAGCCAAGCGCCAAACTTCATGCGCTTGCGCTTCTGTGCCGGGGACTTGGAGTTACTTAGAAACATGGTCATATCCTTGGTTATCGAACGTCGCGCTTCGTCTGCGCCGGGAAGTCGGGGAGTGTGGTCGGCGGCTCGTGCTTGGGCTGCCTACGCAGCATCCTGACGTGCGCCACGATTGCGTCGGCCAGCTTGAAACCGTTGATCGACATGAGGACGAGGAAGATCAGCGAGATCAGTTCCAGGCTGTACGCGCTTGCGATCAGTGCCAGCGCGCCGAACAGGAGCACGAAGCCGAGTGAATTACGAATCGCATTCATCCCTCACTCTCCTGTGCGCAGATGCCTTCGTTGGCTTCCAGTTCTTGCAGCGGGTCAGGCGCCTTGATCGGCGGGAACACCACTGCTGCGATGTCGGCGATGGTTGGGAGGCTGGGGGTCATGGGCGGGGCTCCAAGCTTTCGTCAGCGTCGTGCGACGTGGTCACCATCCCCTCGCTGCGCCACTCCTGATTCATTTCATCCCATTCGGGCTCGACTTCGTGCCAGTACGACATCCCGCCTCCATCGGTAGCGCGCCACTTCGCCCACTTCGGCGCATCCTTCCAATCAGGCTTCATCACACCCCTCCAGTAATAGTCAGCAGACGCAGCGGCACGAAGAACACGGCGGCTGCGAGTAGCGAAATTGCGAACAGGTCAAGGAACAGCGCGTACTCGGCGGACTTCGCGAATACGTGCAGCCATGCGTTGAGGCGGCGGGCGCTCATTCGGCACCTCGCACGCGGGAGAGGGCGGTGCGCAGGGGCGTGCATTTCGGACAGGGGTATGGGTCGCAACCGACTACAAAGTCCCCTTGCACGCGCACGGTCTGGAATCCGGTCCCGAGGCAAGGCGTGCACTGGACACGGCTTGCCGCCTCAATCAGCTCGGCGACGGCTGCGCGGGCTTCGCGAAGAGAATCGAATGCCTCACTTCCGTTATCGTGGAAACGGGCCACGTCATCCATCACCGCCAGCACATCCACCCCGCTCATGCCGCACCCCCGGTTGCCTTGGCGATCAATCGGCGAAGTTCGCCAACCAATTGCCCCGCGTCGTAGTCCCACTTACTCGCAGGCTGTGGCGGCTCTTCAGGACTTCCGGTGTATTCCTGTATTCCGGATTCGAGTTGATCGGCCGCGTGCTGAATGAAATCCAGCAGCTCCGGCGCGGCGGCGATCAGGCGGGCGTTGGCTTCAGTGCGCCCATCGACAGCGCCCGGCAGAACAAGGCAGATGTATGGCCTGCCTTCGCTGACGATCTCAATCTCTGCTGTATCGGGATCGGTTGCTCCCACGCTCCACGGTGCAGGCGTGTGCTTGTTGGCGCTCATGCCGCGCACTCCCGCAGCTCGGCAACGTTGTCTGCCTCAACGCTCTGGCGGCGCTCCATCTCTGCGATGAAGCTCGACTCGATCTTGTCGGCCAGCTCGTTGAACTGGCGGCCGCACTTCTGCGTGGCGTATGCGTCCTTGGGGCCAGTCATCCACTCGCCAATGAACTCGGCTGCGGCCAGTGCCATGCGGGCGCGGACTTCTTCGGTATCCAGGTAGTCGGTGACGTGGTCGTCGTAGGTCAGGCGTCCCATCTCTGCATCCCTCGGCCTCGGGGTGAGGCGATGGATGAAGCTTAGGAAACCTAAGTATCTACGTCAATAGGAAATCTAAGCGAGCGGTTTACCATTCCTGAACCCCTAACGCGGCGTTCAGGGTTTTGAATTTGCCGGATATCCAGGTTCAGCGCTGAGAAGTCGAGGGGAGCGCCCGCTCCCGGCCAACTAGTCGTATGTAACCAGCTGATCTGTAACGATTAGTTGACACTCACGGAACTTTCGCAATGTCAAACAGTCAATTAAGCGTCTGAATTCACTAGCGTTTTTAAGAAAACGTTTTGTTGTTGTTACATCGAAGCAACGCTACTATTGACGGCGAGAACAACAGCAACCGCTGTTAGGGCAAGCAATCGTCTGAGGACGGAGCTGCCAGTGATCAGGCAAGTCGCAATTTCAATTTGCCAATGAGCGCGCTCTGGGCGCGCTCTATCTAGGAGGAACGTATGAAGAGTCATGAAAGCAGGACGCTGGACGCCCGGCCCGTGACTTTGGAGGTGTTGAGTGCTTCTGATTTTGTGTCACTTACAGCTGAACAGAAGCGCGGCATCAAGGTTGTTGAGATTGTTGCGCCCCGCCTGGGCGAGAAGAATTTCGGTGGTGTGCGGATCAAGCATGACTCGCCAATCTATAAGGTTTTCAAGTGACTGAACCCAAGGACGAGGCTCCAAAGCCCAAGGATGAGGCGGCAAAGAACAACGGCCTAGTCCCCGCAGAGCTGTCAAAGACACTGAGCTTGTTCATCGAGGCTCAAGCTCAAGACCTCGCGGTGAAGTCTGAGCAAAATCAGATTGAGCGTGAGCGTCTAGAGATTGACAAGCAGAAGGACGCGAACGCGTTTCAATTTGGCATGGCTTCGCTGGCGGCACAAAAGGAAGATCGGGTCCACGAGCGAGAATGCGCTAGAGGGCAAAGGAAGGACGCGCAGAAGCTCATAATTTGGCTTCTGGTCATCATCGCCCTTTTGATCGGCTATGCCCTTTACCTAGACAAGGAAGCGCTGGCCCTTGAGCTGGTTAAAGCTGTTGTATTCCTGGTTGCAGGTGGCGCTGCTGGATATGGGATTGCTGCAAATAAGAAGCAAAAGGGTTCTTCCAGTCAGGACGGAGACGGGGACTGACCCATCCTTCGCAATCCCCCTAAACCCCGCTCCGGCGGGGTTTTTTGTTGTCCAAAATTGGGACAGGAGAGCGCCCCGGCTGGCGGGGCGGCGTGGGGCTAGGTCACCGGCATCGCGTCATGCATGCACGCGCCTATCTCGGCGGCATCGACGTAGCCGTGCATCCGGTCGAGCAAGTCATCCAGCTGCGGTTCCGTCAGGTCGGACAGGTAGGGAACACCCTTTGTCATGAGGAAGTGCGTGACGGCGATCTGCCAGCCATGCGTGTTGGCGATGACCATGATCTTGTGCATCGTCACCGCCCGCTCTGACACATCAACCGGCTGCAGTGACGTCCAGTCCGGCAGTCGCGAGGGAGGTTCCTCTACGGGCTCCTCGACCGTTTTAGGCGCGCTTTCGCTGCCGACCAGCCGCAGCTCTCTTGGCATTCCCAGCTTTCGCTTGGCCCGCTGAGCTATCAGTTCCGCCATTCGATCCAGCCGCTCCGACCTGTCCATCGTCACCCTCCTTTCGCGATTTAAGCTTGCGCGCAAAGCGCTGCACATCGCTGTCAGAGGCCTCGATGATCTGGTCATCAAGGACTTCCGCAATTGCCAGGGCGAACAGCTCGGCGTCGTCCTCAGTCTCTAGTTCAAAATGAGATAGGCCAACGCCAGTGCCTGCGCCGGAGGCGAGTCTGACAGCGGCAGTGATGGTGGCAGCATCCAATCGCAGGGGCTGAGAAGCTACGAACTGCTCGCGCAATTCGCGCCATATCGGACTGATGATTTCGGGCTTTGTGCCAAGTAGTGTGGCGACCTTCATTGCTCGCTCGGCCGGAACGGCGCCCCTGTTGGTGGCCCATTGGGAGACAAGCCCGGGGCTGACCCCTATGGCGTCTGAGAACGACTGATGGGTATAGCCCCTCTCCCGGATCAGCTTCTTCAGCAGTTCCGAGATTTGGGCCTTTTCGGGATCAGGGGAGACAGGGGCGACCATAGTTAGGAAGCCTATTGACTCCGTCCGCGCAATGCACTTAGAAAACCTATTGACAGGCATGCTTAGGCGTACTAAGTTTGCGCAATGGACACGATCACCCAAGCAGTAAGCGCCATCGGCGGTCAAGTTGCTCTGGCCCGACTCCTTAAGGTCAATCCCAGCCTGATTTCTCAGTGGGTGACAGGCCGGCTGAGGGTCGCAGCACACCACTGTTTGGCCATCGAGGCCGCCACCGGCGTCTCTCGCCACGACCTCCGTCCCGATGTGTTTGGTCCGGCTCCTGCGCCGCGCCGTAAGCGGAAGGCTGCCTGACATGTCAGCACGCAGCCCGCAGCAGTCGAACCACTGCGCGCCCATCAACCATGCGCAAAGCGTAGACGTCGCCCTGTACGCGAATGATCGCGGTGACGTTGCCCGAGACCGCTTCAAAGACTGATTTATCCATGTGGCTGCACTCCGTTGGGGTGCGGCCATTTTCAGGACCAACGAGGGGAATTCTGGGGAACACGTCGTCCCAAGGATTCCCCAGTAACCAAAGGGGCAGAAATGCGATCACTACACATTACATACGAAGACGGACTTACCCAAACGTCCCGCAGCCTGCGGGAGTTGTTGCTGGTCCAGGTGCAGCGCAATGGCGGCGTGGTTGCCGTGGCGGGCAAGCTCGACCTGAGCCCGTCCAAGTTGACGGAGAAGCTTGCAGGCGGTGACAGCGGCGGTAAGCCGCGAGGCATGACCATCGATGAGCTGGAGCGCTATCTGAAAGAGACGCGCGATATCTCGCCCATCCACTACCTGATCGAAAAGTACATGACCTGCCCGGATGCCCAGCACGCTGAGGCAATCGCTCAGTTCGCAGCACTTGCTGCGGTCATGACTCCGTTGGCTGCAAAGCTGGGAGTGAAGTGGCCGTGAGCCCGAAGAAATCCCATCCGTGGCGTGCGTTCAATCCTGGCTGGCTCAAGCAGGGAACGGACAAGGCCCGCGCTGACCGAGTGATTCCGGTCGCAGCCCGTCCGATCAAGGCCTGACGCATGTCCACTCAGATCATGTCCGCCTGCTGGAAGCTCCAGATGCCGCCTACGGCTAAGGCGGTACTGATCTCGCTCGCCGATAACGCGAACGACCACGGCGAGTGCTGGCCGTCTCTGACGACGATTGCCGAGCGCACTTGCTTTGGTCGCACAGCGGTCATTGAGGCGATCAAGTGGCTTGAGTCGGTGGGGCTGGTCAAGGCGGATCGCAGTGACCGTTATCGCACCTTTTACGTGCTGACCCCGGCCAATTTTGATCCAGAAAAACTAGTCCGCCAGAACAACCAGTCCGGGAAACGTACTAGTTCATCTGACGGCGAACTAGTACGGCAGGCGGATAACGAAGTCCGGGAGACGGACGACGAAGTCCGGCAGGCGGACACTAACCGTCAAGAACCATCAAGAACCGTAAGTAAAGCAACAAAGAAGCAACGCGCTGACGCGCTCCCTTGCCCCGATGACGTGAACCCGCAGACGTGGTCTGACTGGCTTGCCCTGCGCAAGGCGAAGAAGGCCCCGGTGACCGAGACGGTCGTCAAGCAGGCCCGCAGCGAATCCGGCAAGGCCGGGATGACCTTCGACGCATTCCTCGCTGTCTGGTGCGCCCGTGGTTCCCAGGGGTTGCAGGCCGATTGGCTCAAGCCGAACGAGCGAGCAGGCCCAGCACTGACGCGTGTCAGTCCCACGTCATCGCCGCCGAGCAAGACCCTATCCGCAATCCAACAACTGCAGGGCATGAAGCATGGAAACCAACTGGATTCACGACGAAATTCTGGACGGCCTGAGCCAGCTGCTTTGCTTGAGTCTGGATCGGACGCCGGCAGCGGACATGATCGCTGGGACGGCGATGGGCTGGCATCGGGCGATTACCGATGAGCGCGTGTGGGACCAGCAGCTGGACACGCCACGCTTCCGCAAGGCCTTCACCAACTTGATGAAGGGCCGGCGCATGTGGCCGTCGCCTGCGGACTTCATGGAAGCGATGCCGCCGCGCGAACAACTGGCGCTGACCAAGCAGCCGATCAAAGCAAATCCAGAGCGCGCCCAGCGTGCCGCCGCCGAGTTGGCCGAGTTCCTCGGCGGGAGGCAGCACTAATGGACCGCATCGCACTAACCGACGTGGACGTGTTCCGACTGGAGTGTGAGGGATGCAACGCAAACGAGATCGCGGTCGCTATGCAGATTCCGGTGGGTTGCGCAGTGGCGCTGATGCATCGGGCCAAGGTGCTTTACGCCAGGGCGATGGAGTCACGGCGACCGGAGCCTTTGCACCTGACGCAGGCGGCGTAATCCCCCCGCACCAATTCGGGCGCTGGGCCAGAGAAGCAGGGCGGGGCATCGGTAGCTGTCCGCTCTACGGAATCACAACAGAAGCGGGCCAGCTACGCGCCGATTGGCGAGCGGGCTGGAACGAACGGGATAGGGAGATTAGGCGATGAAGGTCTTCACCAACAAGAGTTTCAAGGGCCTTTGGCCGGTGCCAACCGCTGCAGTTGTAATCGCAGATAGCCGTGGCGAAGCGGCAATCCTTCTTGAAGACATGCTGCGTTCGGTTGGCCTTGCGCAACGGGTCAGCCCACAAGAGATGGACGAGCTGACATCCGGCGTTGCGATTCTCAGCAATGGGGACTACTGACATGAGCGAGAACGAGATCAAGCCGGTGTTGCCGGGTGCGATTGAGCGTGTTCGCTGGGGGCTGGATAGCGCAGTGGGAATCGTGCAGATGGACGATGTCCGCGAACTGTTGGCCCACATCGACCGCCTGACGGCAGATGCGGCATCGCTGCGTGAACGCATGATTGAGTTGGAGCGACAGCGCGACGACTACTTGAGTCGTGAGTGGCAGGCGGAGAAGGCGAAGCGCAAGGCCGAGGCAGAGCGGGATACATTGCAGAAGAAGTACGACAAGCTAACTGGTGAGCGGTTTAGTGATCGCGTTCACGCAGCTTTGAAATCAAGGACTGAACAGGCCGAGGCAGAGCGGGATGCCGCCGTGGCTGATGCGGAGCGACTCAACTGGCTGGATCAGCAGATGGCCGAGGGCTGCGCTCCTGCAATCGTCAATGACGACGATGGACGCTGGGCCTACTGCGATTCCGGAACGTCGCCCGTGCCGGAGGACGGCGGTCACAAGGAAATGGTGGCCATCACGGCATTCGCAGACCCTGCAGCGTGGCGTCCGAGCATTCGTGATGCCATCGACGCCGCCCGCTCGGAGGGTGGGGTATGAGTATGTCTGACTTGATCCCGGCCCTTGTCTTCGGTGAGGGGCGGTATGTCGCCAGTGTTGCGTCAAACAAGGAAGGCTGTTTTGCCGTGGTCATCTGTGATGCGGTAGGTGAAGTGGTCTCTGGCACGTCTGTCAGTGCGGAAAGCCGTGGCGATGCGATTGTCGCGCTGTGCTTCCCAACCCGCGAACACGCGATTCGGGTGCAGCGAGCGATAGCCGGGGCAAGTAGCACCGGGAGCGAATCATGACCATTAACGTCATCACCCTCCCGCCGAAGAATCGGGAGCGCATGGTGGAGCAGGTGCTGAAATTCCTGCTCGGCGCGCACCCCGGCAAGCCTGTGAACGTGAAGGTCAGCGTTGCCCGGCCCGAGCGTACCGACCCGCAGAACCGCTACCTGTTCGGCGTGGCCTACGCACTGCTGGCGCCGCAGATGGGATTCAGCGCCGAAGAAATCCATGAGTGGATGTGTGGTGAGCATTTCGGCTGGGTGAATCGCCAGCTTCCTGGCGGGCGCATTGAGCAGAAGCCGTTCCGCACCACAACCAAGGACGAGCACGGCAATGCCGACAAGCTGGACGACCGCGCGTTCTGGGAGTTCGTGGAGCACGTGCAGCGGACGGCGGCTCAGGCCGGTCTGTTTATTCCGGACCCGAACAGCGAATACAAGGCGGTGGCGGCATGAACTACCGCGACCGAAAGTTGCTCGACGCCTCGTATCAGTTCGGCTGCATGTTGCGCTTCCCTGGCTGCGAGGGTGGGGCGGGTGAGCCAGCCCATAGCAACCAATCCAAGCACGGGAAGGGTGGGGCGCTCAAGGCCCACGACTGTTTCCACATCCCGGCCTGCCGCTCCTGTCACCGGGAGCTGGATCAAGGCCGGTCGATGGATCGTGAGCTGAAGTTCGCGGAGTGGGACAGGGCATTTGGCCTGTACCTGCCGCAGCTGTTTGATGCAGGAATCATCGGGGTGAGGAAATGAGTGCCCAGCCTTGGACAGAAGAGAAGGGCGGGCCGCGCCACTACACCAGCGTGACGATTGAGATGGCATTCCGTGCCGCTCATCGCTGGCCCAGCAGGCTTCCGACTTGGCAGGAACTGGTGGAGGCATACGGGATGAATCGCGCCACGGCATACCGGTGGATTCGGGCAATGAAAGACGCAAGGGGGATCGCATGAAAGACCTGGTTCTGCCGTGGCCCCACAAAGACTTGTCGCCGAACGGTCGGGTTCACTGGGCGCGCAAGGCGAAGGCGTCTGCCGCTGCTCGCGAGCTGTCGAAGTTTGAGGCGATGGCATCTGGCTGGACTGCCGGCCATGTGTTGCCCGATGGCCGCCTGCACCTATGGATCGACTTCTACCCGCCGACGCGTCGCCTACCTGACGACGACAACATGCTGGCGCGTTGCAAGGCGTACCGCGACGGAATCGCCGACGCACTGGGCATCGATGACAAGAGGTTTGTGAGTCACCCCTACGTGCGCGAAACGCCGCGCAAGGGTGGCGAAGTGGTGTTCCGAATCACTGGCGGGCCGACCGCCGCTAACGAGGGGGTGGGCAATGGCTGATTTGGAGATTCTGTCCCGGCTTGGGCCAAAGACGATCCGGCTGGACACGGGGCGCGGGGGCATTCCGGAGCTGACCGACCAAGACATTGCGGCCGGACTCGGGTTTGCCTCGCCGACCATTGGTCGAGCAGTCATCGAGTTGATGTACTTGCCAGCCGTGGGGCAGCGCGAGATCGACAAGGCGTGCGGGCTGATCTATGCGATGGCTGCGGCAGAGTGGCGGCGCCGGAAGGACGAGATGGCAACTGCTGCGATCAGCCACGAGATGGCAAAGCTTCTGGCTCAGCGCAACAGGGATCGCAGCGAGTCCTGTAAGCGGCACATCAGCACGCTGGAGGGTAAGTCGTACGTGGCAGGTCTCAATAGTTGGCCGGACAACCTGCATAGCAGGCTGGATGCGCTGAGTGAGGTGCTTCTCAGGGATCTACTGGCCAACAAGAAGCCCACAAACGTGGAGATCGCCAAGTCCATTGGGGTGGGCGAGTCTGCATACCGGCAGAGTTGGGCGAAGGTCTACGACTGGCTCTATTCGGCAATCGTTGATTCCCGACATGCTTCTGCAAGGGAGATCATGCGCGCACTCAGAAAGGATGCAGCCTAATCGCGGTGGACGACCGCGAGGGAAAGGGCCTACCGTACTAATATCGCGCGCGAACAATGCCCCGGACTCCCGGGGCTTTTGCGTTATGAGGCTCGCCGCTCTAGCTCAACGGCAGAGCAGCTGTTTTGTAAACAGCAGGCTGTGGGTTCAAATCCCACGGGCGGCTCCACACATAGCGGGTTCGTTCAATTGGTTAGGACAACGGGTTTTGATCCCGTCGATCTAGGTTCGAGTCCTAGGCCCGCCGCCAATCACGTTCGGGTAGCTCAATTGGCAGAGCACCGTCCTCCAAAGTCGGTGGTTGCAGGTTCAAGTCCTGCCCCGTTCGCCATATCAGAGGTAAGCATGTCATCGGCCAACGTAGAGCGCGTGGCCGAGGGCCAGAGCTATCCGGACAACAACCCAAAGACGGCCATTGGTGCACTGAAGGTTCCGCTGCACTTGGTGCCGCCGTCCGCCAAGCACTATCTGGCGATGGCGCTGGCTGACGGGGCGAAGAAGTACGGCCCATACAACTGGCGCGATGCGGCAATCAGCATCTCGGTTTACAAGGCGGCGCTTGAGCGGCATATGGATGCCTTCTGGGACGGCGAAGACGTTGCCCCGGACTCCGGCGTCCACCACGTTGCACACGCCATGGCGTGCTGCGCCTTGATCCTTGATGCAATGAGCGTGGGCAAGCTCCACGACGACCGCCCCACGGCTGGTGCAGTCGCTGATCTGCAACGCGAGTATGCGAGGCCCTGATGAATCCGAGGCGCCACTACGTCATCCCCGACTGCCAGATCAGGCCGGGGGACGCTACAGACCACCTCGACTGGATCGCTGCGGATATCGTCCGGCGCAAGCCTGACGTAATCGTCTGCATCGGCGACTTCTGGGATCTGCCCAGCATGTCGAGCTATAGCGCCCCTGGCGGACTGGAGAAAGAGAACTCCAGGCTGTTGGCTGACATTGAGGCTGGCCGCGAGGCGATGGCCCGGTTGACGGCTCCAATCTGGAAAGAGATTAAACGGCTCAAGGACGGCAAGCGGAAGCATTGGAACCCGCGTTGGATCTTCACCGAGGGCAACCACGAGCACCGCGCTGCACGGCTGGCAGTCAATGACGCCCGATTTGAGGGTGTCGTCGGCACGCACCTAATGGGCGTCGAGACGTTCGGCTGGGAGCGGCACAAATTTGAGGCGCCAGTCGAGGTAGACGGCATTTGGTACTGCCACTACTGGAAGACGGCCCATAGCCCCCGGCCCATAGGCGGCACCATCGACAACCGGCTCAACAAGCTGGGTTTTTCGTTCGTGCAGGGGCATGAGCAGGGCAAGCGCTACGGCGACCGCCCACTGGCGAACGGAAAGACGATTCACGGCCTTGTGGTCGGCTCCTGCTATCTCGGCACCGAGCTATACCGAGGGCCGCAGGGCGCGAACGAGTGGCGCGGTGTCGCAGTGCTGCATGACGTAAGGGACGGGGACTTTGAGCCCATGTTCCTGACGCTGCGCTGGCTATGCCGCGAGTACACGGGCGAGGAGCTGCCGAAGTACATGAAACGCCGGTATCCGGCTCGCGATTGGAGTCACCTGGAATGAAGCCCAACCCGGAAGTGCTGGGCATCGTTGAGGGTCTTCGCGAGCAAGTGCTGCGCGGCGAAGTGAAGGGACTGTTCGTCCTGGCTCAGATGCGGGACGGCGAGTACGCGTGCGACTACTTCACCCCGGATGTCGGCGATCTGCGACTTGAGCTCGGTAGCGAGATTATGCGGATGGGAAGCGAGTAACAGGCCACCCCAAAAGCATTGGGACGTCTACGTTTCAAACGAATTTCAGGCCCCTAGCAGGCCGCCCAGAACTGCCCACAGGGGGCCAGAGTGTCGGATCTCGACTACATCGTTAACCGGGTAGTCGGCCCCGGACTCGCTTTGCTGCCGACGAAGATGGACACGGACAAGGCGCGGCTGATGCTGCTCGCCATTGGACTGCAGGAATCCCGCTTTGAGCATCGCCGCCAGATTGGCGGTCCCGCTCGCGGGTTTTGGCAGTTCGAGAAGGGCGGCGGCGTTCGCGGCGTACTGACACACCAAGCATCCAAGTGGATCGCTATCGTCGTGTGCCGGGAGCGGGGCGTTGATCCGACTGAGGCGGCCGTCTATCCGGCGCTGGAGAAGGATGACCTTCTGGCCTGCGCCTTTGCACGGCTGCTGCTCTACACCGATCCGCGGCCGCTCCCGGCGCCGGGCTATGTCGCTGCGGCGTGGGATTACTACATCCGCAACTGGCGTCCCGGTAAGCCGCATCGACAGACATGGGATGCGCTGTACACCCAAGCGTGGGAGGCGGTCCAGTGATGGATACCGGAACCAATCCAACGGAATTGGGCGGATGGATCGCTGCGATTGTGACCGGCGCACTCGGCTGGTTCAGCGGGAAGGCCGGCCGAAAGCGGGACAACGAAGCAATCACGGCCGAATCCAGGCTGTACGAAACGATCCGCTTGGAGCTGGACAGGCTTACTGAGCAGGTACGTGCCTTGGAGCGCCGCAGCGGCCGCATGTTGAACCACATCTACCGACTGGAAGGACTGATGCGCGCAAGCGGGCTTACCCCGCCGCCATTCGATCCTGACGCCGAGAACATCGGTGCCGGTGGCACTGACTGACCGACATGGGAATTTCCATATCGGCGACACATCAGCCCTTGTGGGCGTGGAGGTTTGAGTGACCCCAGAACAATTCGCCTACTGGATTCAGGGCTTTGCCGAGCTGAATGCACTGCCGCCTAGCCCCGAGCAGTGGCAGTCGATCCGTGAGCATCTGGCGCTGGTGTTTGAAAAGAAGACGCCGGAGTTTCAACCTGCCCGTGTTCCTGACCTTCAGCGTGATCTGATGAGGGCGATGGGGACGGGCATAGCTACCGGTGGCGTACTGAAGTGCTGACCAGAGCGCAGGTAGTCGGCATCGCATGGCTGATGAGCCTGCTGGGCACGTTCTGGGCTGGCTGGTCATGGCGTGGTGATATCGCCGCAGTCACAGGGACCCGCACCGAGCTGAAGCAGTCCAAGGGCGAGACCAAGGCAGTCGAGCAGGCCCGCTCAGTCGAACATTCAAAAAACGAACGTCTGCATGAGATAGGCACCCAATACGAGGCAGCGCGCAGTGAAAACGAAAGTCTGCCTTCGATTGTTGTTGCTGAGCTGCGCAATGGCAATTACCGGCTGCGCGACGAACTCGCGAGCTGTGAAACCCGGAATCTGTCCAGTGCTGCCGCCACCGCCAGCCAGCGTGATGCGGGAGCCGTCAGCAGAGAAGAAATTGCGGGAGCTGCTGTTCGTATCGCAAGAGACAGCGACGACCAGCTCCGAGCCTGCCAAGCGGTAGTGCTGGCTGATAGGAAATAGTTTCACGGCGTGTAGCTCAGTCGGCCAGAGCAGCCCCTTTGTATGGTGCCGGTCGCAGGTTCGAGTCCTGCCACGCCTCAGTTTATGGGTCGATAGCGCAAGCAGTGCGCCCGGGCTCCAAACCCGTGGAGGTTGCGGTTCAAGTCCGTAGCGACCTGCCAGTTAAGTGGAGATCAGAGTGATCGAGCCAAACGAGCGCACCTACACCACAAGCCAGAGTGCTGATGCTGAGTTCGTGACCTGGATTCGGGATGGTGACGGCGAGGCGAACTTGGACGATGCCGCGCTGGAGGTTGTCATCCGGCCGTACCCGCGAGGTCATGACCGGCTCACTGTTGATGCAGCAGGGGACGAGCAGGGTCAAGTGCAGTGGGGCATCACCGCCGAGCAGTCCAAGAAGCTAGGCCAGGGCCTGTATCGAATCATCATTCGCCGCTCCGATAGGGGCGAGCTGTTGCATAGGGGCACGCTTGATATTGCGGCCTAGCGCGAACTAGGAGGCCCTGATGGGCAAGAAGACTGGTAGGCCAAGCAAGTACAGCCAAGAGCTGGACGAGCAGGCGGAGAGGCTGTGTCGCCTCGGCGCTACCGATAAGGATATTGCGCAGTTCTTTGGGGTGACAGAGACAACCCTGAACAACTGGAAGCTACGGCATCCATCGTTTCTTGAGTCCTTAAAGCGCGGCAAGGACGAGGTTGATTCTCAGGTTGAGCAGTCACTGTTCCGCCGGGCTACCGGGTACAGCCATGATGACGTGCATATCAGCAGCTACCAGGGTGCGGTAACTCTTACTCCGATCATCAAGCACTACCCGCCTGACCCGACCGCAATGATCTTCTGGCTTAAGAACCGCCAGCCCGACAGGTGGCGGGATAAGCGAGAGGGCACGGATGGTGATGACGGGCTGCATGACGCGCTGAAGAAGCTGATTGAAGGGCTCCCTGGATGAACACTGGCAACCTGCTGCTAGATAGGCAGCTGGCCCGCTGGTATGCCCTGAAGGATCACCCTGCGCAGCTGGCGCTTGTTGCCGCTGTGCCTTCTGGCGTTCGGTTCCCACTGGTGCCTGCTGGTCGCCGATCAGGCAAGACCGAACGCTTCAAGCGCTTCCTTGTGAAGCAGGCCAATCGGGTGCCCGGGCCGTACTTCGCAGCTGCACCAACGCACGATCAGGCAAAGAAAATCTTCTGGGATGACCTGAAGGCCTTCACCCTGTCGGCGATGCACTCGCGCCGGCCGTCCGAGTCAGATCGAATCATCTACCTGCCGAATGGCAGCGAGATCCATGTGATCGGGCTGGACAAGCCGCAGCGCATTGAGGGTATCCCGTGGAAGGGCGGTGGGATCGACGAGTTTGCTGACGTGAAGTCCAGCGCGTGGGAGGCAAACATCCTGCCTGCGCTGAACACAGTCAACCCGCTGGACCCTAACTACCGCGCGTGGTGCTGGCTGCTCGGCGTCCCGGACGGCCTGAACCACTACTACGACCTCTGCCAAGCGGCAGAGACAGGCGCGGACCCCAACTTCAAGGTTTTTCACTGGAAGTCAGCGGAAATCCTTCCTCCAGATGTCATGGAGTCCATGAAGCGGGCGATGTCGTCAAAGCAGTTCAAGCAGGAGTTTGAGGCCAGCTTTGAGACGGCCAGCGGCAGGATCTACGAGGAATACGGCACCGAGAACGTCACGGATGCAGCTATTGGTCTCGATGAACAGTTGCTGTGGTGCCATGACTTCAACTACACGCCACTTTCGTCTGCAGTATGCGTAAGGCGCGGCGAGAATCTGTTCGCGCTGGATGAGATCGTGTTGACAAGCGCGGTGGCAAGGCAATCCGCCACTGAGTTTGTCGAGAAGTACAAGAATCACGAGAATCGTGAGGTTGTGATCTACGGTGATCCGGCTGGCAAGGCGGGCGAGAAGCACGGGCAACAGTCGAACTACACCGACATGGAGCAGGTGCTGCGCGATAACGGCTGGGAAGTCACAAGGTTAGTCCCAGGCGCTGCACCAGCCATCAAGGACCGACACAATGCAGTTCGGGCCAAGGTGCGCAACGCAGCCGGTCAGGTCTCGCTGTTTGTCAACCCGAAGACTGCGCCGTGGTGCCACAAGGGCATGGCTACGGTGCAGCTCAAAGAAGGATCTTCGTTCCAAGAGGATCAGAAGAACCAGTACCAGCACATCACCACGGCCATTGGTTACTTGGTGGCGTTTGAGTGGCCGGTTCTTCCGGAGACGACAAGCGCTGCTGGCAAGAAGCCCAGTCGCCGCGACTACGACACACACGACGCCGACGACGGCGATAACTGGAAGACAGCATGACCGACGCTACCTTGGACGAAGGCACCGCATCGAAGGCGGTGTCGGTGGATCTGTCCGTCCTGATCGACCAGTTTGAGCAGGCCGAGCAGGATACTCGGGAAGAGCGCGAGCTATCCGAGCGTGACCGCGACTACTACGACGGGAAGCAACTTAGCCCTGAGGAACTGGAGGCGCTGAACAAGCGTCGCCAGCCTGTCGTGATCAGCAATCGCATTGCCCCAAAGGTGGATGCGCTGCTGGGCCATGAGCGCCGCATGCGCACCGACCCTCGCGCCTACCCGCGCACTCCGAAGCACGAGGAAGAGGCGCAGTCGGCAACCGACGCTATCCGGTACGTCTGCGACGAGAACAAGTACAGCCTTGTGCGGTCTGAGGCGGCGGGCGACTTGTTCATTGAGGGTGTCGGTGCGGTATCGATTGCGGTGCGGGTGACGCATGGTCAGCGCGAGGTCTCAATCACCCATATCCCCTGGGATCGCTTCTACCGTGATCCCTGTAGTCGTAGAAAAGATTTCAGCGATGCCGGTTTCATGGGCGTTGCCATCTGGATGGACGAGGCCGACGCGCTGCGGGAATTCCCGGGCAAGGAGGATGCGATCTCCGCTTGCTACTCGGGATGGATCGAGTCCGAGACCTTCGGAGATCGGCCAAAGGTTCAGTGGAGCGACACCAAGCGTAAGCGCATCCGTGTTCTTCAACATCAGTTCAAGCACAAGGGGCAGTGGTCCACCGCAATCTTCTGCAAGGGCGGGTATCTCCGCGATCCTCAAGTTTCGCCGTACGTCGATGAAGTTGGCGAGCCGCAGTGCCAGATCGTCGCCACGTCAGCCTACATCGACCGTGAGAACCGCCGCTATGGCGTAGTTCGCCGGATGATCTCTCCGCAGGACGAGATTAACAAACGCAAGTCGAAGTCCCTTCACCTGTTGAACAGCAAGCAGGTGATCTATGAGAAGGGCGCGGTCCCCGACCTGGAGCGGATGCGGCGCGAAGTAGCCCGTCCAGATGGTGCTATCGAGGTCAAGCCGAATATGCGGTTTGAGATTGTCGATGGCTTGGCGCTTGCTCAGGGTCAGATGGCACTGCTGCAGGAGGCCAAGGCAGAGATCGACGCCAGCGGTGTGAACCCTGCAATTGAGGGTGACGCCAGCGCCCCGAGCGGCCGCGCTCAGGAGATGATGCTCACGTCTGGATTGGCCGAAATGTCGGGCCTGTTCGAAGCGCTGCGCATGATGAGCTGGGAGGTTTATCGGCAGGTTTGGTACCGCATCCGCCAGTACTGGACGGAGGAGCGCTGGGTTCGCGTGACCGATGACGAGCGCAATCTGCGCTGGGTGTCGATCAACAAGCCGGTGCAGCAGTGGGAGCAGGTGGCGCAGCAGGCCGAGCAGTCTGGTCAGCCCTTGGCTCCTGAGCAGCTTCAGCAGCTGCAGGCCGAGCCGATGATGCAGCGAGTTGTCGCCACGCAGAACCAGCTTGCCGAGTTGGATATCGATCTGATCCTTGAGGACGGCCCCGACAGCGTCACCATTCAGTCGGAGCAGTACGAGCAGTTGGTGGAGTTGAAGAAGGCCGACCCGAGCGCGATTCCGACCAAGGCAATCATCGAAGCATCCAGCCTGCGCAACAAGGATCAGATCCTTGAGCAGATGGAGCAGGGCGGCATCCCTCCGCAGGTCCAGCAGCAGATGCAGGAGATGCAGCAGGCCTTGCAAGAGGCAGAGCAGCGCATCCAGCAAGCGGAGCAGAAAGCGGCGGATAAGCAGGCCGACATCCAAATCAAGATGGCCGAGCTGCAGTTGAAGGAGGCCGACAACGTCAACCGACAGCGAGAGCTAGGCATTGAGCAGTACAGGGCCGAAACAGAACGAATGCAGGCCCTCAAGCCAGAACCCCAGCAGACCCCGCCATCGAGCGGGGTTTTTGTTGAGCAGCAATAAGCCTTGTGGCACGTGACGACGGCGAACGGTCGAGCGTGACGACGACGTACGGTCGATGGAGCAGAGAACAATGAGCGACAACGGTACAGACTTCCTTGATGACATGACCCAGCCGCTGGTCGCGACGGAGACGCCGGAAAAACCGGAGCCGGAGCAGCCAGAAGCAGTGGTCGAAACGGTCGATACGCCGCCGGAAGCCCCGGCACCCGAGGTGACGACGACCCCGGAACCCAAAGAGGAACAGGCCGTCCCGTATGCCGCGATGAAAGCGGAGAGGGATAAGCGTCAGGCACTTGAGCGGGAACTGTCTGAGTTGCGGGCAGCACAGCCGCAGCAGCCAGCCCCTGAGTTCTTCGATGCGCCCGAGCAGCACATGCAGGCTCTGGAGCAGCGAGCAACCCAGCGGCTTTACGCAGCACTGGAAGAGCAGGCGCGCGTAGTCCATCCGGATTACGACGAGGTATTCGAGGAAGTGAAGGCTGCAGCCGAGGGCAACCCAGCGATTCAGCAGCGGATCTTCTCGTCAGCCAATCCGGCGCTCGCTGCGTACCAAATTGGCAAGCAGCTGCGTGAGTTCAAGCGAATGGAAGACCCCGTCAAGTACCGCGCCGAGATCGAAGCCGAGGTGCGCACCAAGCTTGAGGCCGAACTGAAGGCCAAAGAGCAGGCCCGCGCCGCAGCTGACGCCGCCATCCCTCCCGACATGACTCAGAGCCGCAATGCGGCGGGGCAGTTTGCCCCGTCCGATAGCGACGTCTTCGACGACCTATTCAACAAATAACGAGGCAATAGAAAATGGCAAGCACCACGATCAGTCCAGCAGTCCGGGCCAAGCAATGGGACGATGGCTTCTTCAAGGAGTACGTCCGAGGCACCGCCTACAAGCGTTACATGGGCTCCAAAGAGACCGACATCTTCCAGGTCAAGAACGACCTTACGAAGAAGAAGGGTGACACGATCACCCTCAATTTGCTGGGGGCCCTGAACGATCAGGACAACGACGGCAGCACTCCACTGGTTGGCAATGAAGAGGCCCTTCCGAACGAAGGCCACCCGATCACCATCAAGATCTCCCGCGCGGCTACTGATGTTACCGTGCTGGAAGAGCAGGCCAGCCCGTTCGATATCCGCGATGCCGGCCGTTCGGCGCTGAAGGTGAAGGCGTCGCGCATCTTGCGTAACGCGATCACCACCGCTCTTGGCAGTATCAACGGCGTCGCCTATGGCACCGCCAACGCCACTCAGAAGAACGCGTGGACTGTCGCCAACGCGGATCGCGTGCTGTTCGGCGCAAATGCCAGCAACTACAGCGCAACACACGCCACTGCGCTGAACAACATCCTGGTGGGTGAGACCTTGAGCCGCGCCACGGTTTCCAAGCTGAAGGCAATCGCGCGCTCGGCCAAGGCTGCCAATGGTGAGGGCATCATGCCCCACATCTACGGAGAGGATCACGAAACCTACGTGCTGTTTGTAGGCACCCGTGCATTCCGCGACCTGAAGAACGACATGGCGACCGTGCTGGCCGAGGCGGAGAAGCGAGGCAAGGAAAATCCGCTTTTCACTGGTGGCAACTCACTGTGGTGGGATGACGTGATCGTCCGAGAGGTGCCGTCCATCGGCAACTTCAACAACACCGCTACCACCCCGATTCCGCTGGAGCCGATGTACTTCTGCGGCGCACAGGCGGTCGGCATCGCGTGGGCCATGACCACCAAGAGCACGACCAAGAAGGAAGACGACTACCAGCTCCACTACGGCGTTGGTTACATGGAACTGCGTGGCGTCGAGAAGCTGCAGTGGAAGAAAGGCGACGCCGCCGCGAAGGACTGGGCGGTTGTGACCGGCTACGTGTCGGCTCCGGCTGCCGCCTAAGCGAAAAGTAGTTCAACAGGCGGGGGCTTCGGCTCCCGCCTTTCTTTTGGGAGAAGTCATGGCAGCACGCGCCGATCTGAATCGCTTGGTGCTTCTCAAGCTGGGCGTTGTTGACGCCAACGAAGCTCCCGAGGCCGAGGACTATGCAGACGTTGATCTGCAGGTTCAGGCCAAGTTGGAAGAGCTGTACGGGGACGGCCTAATCCCGTTCGACTTGGACGCGGATATCCCTGCCAAGTACATGGTCGCAATTTCGTTCATCGTCGCCGTCGAGTTGATCGACGACTACGCCGCGCACTCACGTACTGAAACGTTGATGGCAGGCGCGGACCGGGGCAAGAGGGCGTTGTATCGCTACGCAGCCCGTCCGTACTCAGGTGCTGTGGTGCCTTCGGAGTACTTCTGATGCGGCTCGAACCCGTAAACCTGCTGGGCGGCTTCAACCGCGACGACAGCTACGCATGGTCGGTTCAGGATGTGTGCAACTGGCTGCCAACCGTGGCGGATCAGACCGGCACGCGGACGCAGTTCAAGCTGCGCACTCCGCCCGGGCTTAAGCCGATGCAGAGCGTTGGCGTTGGCCCGATTCGCGGCATCCACAACTGCGAGGGGCGCCTGTTCGTTGTCTCGGGTCAGATGCTGTACGAGATCCGCGCCAATGGCGATGCAGTCTCGCGCGGCACCGTTCCCGGTGTTGGTCGTGTGCGTATGGCGCACAACCAGATCAAGAACGGGAACCAGTTGGCGATTGCCAACGGGCAGTCCGGCTACATCTACAACACGAACACGCTGGCATTCACCCGGATCACCGACGAGGGATTCCCTGGCGCCATCGATGTTGCCTTCATTGATGGCTATCTGTTCTGGATCGAGCCGTTCGGGCGGTTCTGGCTGCACTCCGATCTTGCTGGCGGCTTGAGCTACAACACGCTGGATCGTGGCGAGGCAGAGGCACAGCCGGACAGGATCGTAGGTACCGCCGTCAGCCAAGGCGAGGTCGTTGTCTTCGGTGAGCGCACGGTCGACTTCTTCTACAACACTGGCGGGGCGACTGGCACGTTCCAGTCCAAGGGCAACACCTGCGATGTGGGCTGCGCTTCGCTGAATACCATCCAGAACCTCGACAACTCGGTCATGTGGCTGGGCAACGACGGGGTGATCTACCGTCTCGACGGCTACCGTGCCGTGCCGATCAGTACGCGAGCGGTTGAAAAGACCATTGCCGCGTACGACTGGAAGAACGCATTCGCCTTCACTTGGGAGGACCAGGGCCACAAGGTCTACTACATCACCTTCCCGGACGGCGAGACTTTCGGTTACGACGTTGTCTGCGGCATGTGGCATCGTCGCGAGTCGCAGGGTTTCAAACGTTGGCGGCTCAATAGCTGCGTGTCATGGGGCCGGAAGTGGGTAGCCACCGACTTCCAGAACGGCCAGCTGTGGACTCTCGATTGGGACTATTACCTGGAGGGCGACAAGGAGTTCGTCTCCGAGCTGACCACCGGGATTCTCCACGACAACGGCAACCCGATCAGCATCAATGAGCTTGAGCTGAAGTTCCACACGGGCGGCGTTCCGACCATCCCGGAGTACAGCGAGCCGACAGCCCTGCTGACTACGCCGCCGTACCCTGCTTTTAGCCAGTCGCGGGTTGCTGTGGCATTCGCTGCAATCACTGGCGCGCTGCGCAGCCTGTTCCAGCAGGGTCTGTCATCTGATTCCGTGACTGTTGCATTCGCGGTCACTGGCGGGAGCCTGCGAAGTTTGTTCCAGCAAGGCAGTGCATCTGACTACATGGCCGCCAGTTTCCTTGCAATTGACGGCTCTCTACGTGACGCAATCAGGCTTGGTCGTGCGACCGATCAGATGCAGACCAGCTTCTCCCCTAGAGCGGGGGCGCTCACGTCCCCCCTTGTCCAGGGCCGAGCGGCCACGGACCAATTGAACGTCGGCTTCGCCCCGACAGGAGGCAGCCTCAGTGTTTGACTTGGCAATCCCCGCAGATTTGAAGGTGTCAGGTAAGCATAAGGCGATCAAGTACGACCTGAACTTGGTCGAGATTGACGAAACGCCGTGGTGCAAGAATCTGATCACTGGCGGTGGCCTCGATTTCCTTCTAGGGGCAGCGTCATCGCAGGCGATGTACTTCCATGGGGTCGCAGGAGCTGGGAATGCATCGCCAACGCTTGCGGATACGACCCTACAGTCCTACTTGGGCAAGTACAGTGCATGCCAGTCGATCACTGTCGAGCGGAACTACACGACCGCACCGTACTACGTGAAGATCGCTACTGTGCATCGGTACTATCCGGGCGCTTTTGGCTCATCTCCCGTGAACATCAATGAATTCGGGATGATCTTCAATACGGTGGCTGGGAATGCATCGATCACAGGGTCTACGCAAGTCGCAAGCAGGGCTCTTTCGGTCAATGGGTCCGGTTCACCTGCATCTGTATCGGTGCTGCCAGACGAATACCTTGACCATCATTGGGAGCTGACTGTATGGATTCCAGATTCGTTAATTGGAGCCGTCTCGATTGCCATCGATGGAACTCCGGTATCGCATAATTACGAAGCGCGCCCTGCGAGTATGGGCCGCCCAGAGTCAGGATCTCCCAACCCGGTTTGGTTCACGCCAACATTCTCTCAAGGTTTGGAGCCTTCTACCGTTGGATACTGTGGACTGTCACGTAGGCCGTTCCCCGCGATAACGACTGGATCAGGCGGGGATGGAAACAGTTCAAGCTGGCTGAGCAGCGGTTCACTTGGAGTCGCTGAGGCCCCAATTGGAGGGACCTGGGCATCCAACCTGATGGCAAACACTATTGCAGCGGCCGCTTATTCATCAGGTACGTACTACCGCGACTATACGTACTCTTGGGGACTCAACAACGGCAACGTTAGTGGCGGTGTTTCTGCTGCACAGTTGAGCCTTGGTTGCATGATCTGGAAGGTCAGCTATTCCCCCGCCATCCTCAAGGTTGCAGGGAAGAAGCTTGAGCTGACCTTCCGCCTAAGCATTGCAAACCTATGATTCCAGGTGATCGCAGGTCTACGGTGGATGCGCCAGCGCCATTCTTGGTGCCGGAGCGGAGCAGCCCGCTTATCGACTACGAGTACGGCGGCGTTGCGATCAACGATTCGTCACAGGGGTTGATGGTTAAGGTCTGGACGGCGCGGTACGACGCACGAGTGGCCGCAATTTATCTGTCCGCACCGGGCGTGGACGAGTTCCTTCTGTTCGGACGCCCGGGCGTCACCGAGATTGGGCTGGCCTTCGACCAGAACATGAACCCCTTTGTGTGCTTCGTACAGAACAAGGAGCCATGGGTTTGGTGGTACGACCCGGTTTCGCAGGAGCAGTTGTTCACGAAGGACCTACTGCCTGCCGATGCTGTCAACCCGCGTTGCACTCTAGATGACGGCCGCAATTTCAACGTTTCCAATTCCGACATCATCCTTGCCTACGTTCGCGACGGTGCTATCCGGCATCGCAAGCAGCGCGAGCGCTTCGCCACTGAGCGAACCTTTGCGGGTTCAGCAAAGGGACTCTGGCAGCTGGGGATGGCTACCAACCTACGCCTGGAGGCGAGTTACTTCCCATGAGCGGCGACCATCACGTCCTGATCGCTGTGATCAAGGACTCAAGCCAGAACCCGTCCAACTGGAAGAAAAGATCGCTGGGCGCAATCGGCGAGTACGGCAAGTCGGTGACGGTTACCCGTGTCGGCATGTGCAGGGAGGCGGTGTGCAAGATCCGCGTCTCCAGCCCGATCAAGCGTGACCTGATCGCCGCGGCGGTCAAGCTGGAGCCTCGAAGCGGATGAAGACTGCGACCGGTCCAGAGTTCCTGGAGTCGGTCGCCAATCACCCAGATGTCTATAGGGCCGTTTCCTGGAAGGGATGCGGCCCTATTCGTTTGGGCGATCACTGGGCCGAGTGCATCGGCCTTGAGTTTGGCGACCGTGGCGGCTTCATCTACCACCGGCAGGCGGCGGGCGTGTACGAGGTTCACACGCTCTTCCTGCCGCACACCAAGAACGCGGCCCAGTTCGCCCGTCAGTCACTGGCCTACATGTTCGGCGAGCAATCCGCCGATCTGATCCTGACGCAAATCGCCGTCGATCTTCCGCACGTTCGCCGGTTCGCCCTGAAGCAGGGCTTCACGAAATTTCACGAGATCCACAACGGCTGGGAGCGCGATAGCGGCCCGGTGGATGTGGAGTTCTTTGAGCTATCAAGGGAGGCGTTCAAATGCCTGCAGCAGCAATCGTCGGCGTAGCAGTATCAGCTTACGCAGCAAACCAGCAGAAGAAGGCAGCAAAGGGCGCCGCCAATGCCACACAGCGGGCGGCAGATTCCGCCACTGCAGAGCAGGCACGGCAGTACGACCAGAGTCGGCAGGACAACATGCCGTGGCTGCAGGCGGGGCAGAATGCACTCTCCCGGTTGGAGGGGGCTAGCGCCGGCAACTTCGACAGCTTCAAGGCATCGCCTGACTATCAATTCACGCTTGATCAGGGTCTCAAGGGCCTTGAGCGCGGTGCGTCAGCTCGGGGTGGTCTCTACTCCGGCGGTGCTGATGCAGATCGAATGCAGTTCGGCGCCGGCGTAGCATCACAGCAGTTCGGAGACTGGTGGAATCGACAGGCCGGTATCGCGAACGTTGGGCAGACAACCGCATCTGGTCTTGCCAGTCTCGGGCAGAACTACGCCAACGCAGCCGGGAACAACGCTTTCGCGGCGGCTGATGCGCGCTCATCGGCATATGGGCAGCGAGCCTACGCCAACAACGCGCTGGCTGGGTCCATCGCAAACACCGGGCTGAATGCCCTTGGCAAAATCGGCTGGGGAGGCGTCTGATGGTCAATGCACTCGCAGGGCTAGCGGATGGCGCCCGTCTATCGCAGGGGTTTCAGGACACCTACGACAACTCCCGATTGAACATGCTGGCTGGGAAGGCCTACACGGCCCCTCCAGAGCAGCGTCAGTCGTTGCTTGGGAATATGGCAGCAGTGAACCCGCAGGCCGCACAGGCGCAACAGCAGCAGTGGCAGGGAGACGAAGATCGCCAGACCAAGTTGCTGGTGAACGGGGCCCGCTACATGAAGGGCGCGCTGGACAGTAAGAATCCAAACGCCGTATCTGGTGCTTGGAACAGTCTGCGTCCAGCGATCATCCGGGCGGGGCTTGCGACCGAGCAGGAGTTGTCGCCGACGTGGGATCCAAGCTACGAAACGACCATGCACCAGTTGCTCGGCATGGGCGGGGCTGAGACTTCCGCTTACAACCAGAACAAGGTGATTGGAGATTCCTTGGTCGGACCTGATGGCCGAGTCATCTATCAGTCCGAGCGCCAGCCGGAATACATGTGGTCTGACCGAGCGGGTGCATGGATTCCGAACCCGAACAACGCGCTCATCGGCGGCAGCCAAAGCAACCCGCAAGGGACTCCTGCAAATCCCCTTGAGCAGGGCGGATCGCAAGCCGAGGTTGATGCCAATGCGAGTCTGGCTAACCAGCTGATCGCTGCCGGCATTCCAGAGGCCCAAGTCGATGCATTCCTTGCTGCGAGGATGAATCCCAACGGAGGCCCCGCAGCCTCTGCTGCACCGGGAACTCTGGACCCAGTGCGTGTTGCTGGGGTTGGCCCCAAGCCGGAGATTTCGGCTGCAGAGCAGATGCGCCTTGATATGGCTCGTGAAGCTTCAGCTAGAGCAGATCGGGCCGATGCTCGGGCTGATCGTGCGGAGCAGCGCCAGGTGTCGGCCAACGCTGTTACTGGTAAGCCGCCGTCAGAAGGTGAGCGCAAGGCGGCAACCCTTCTGCAGCGACTGAACTTCTCTCAGCAGCAGCTCAATGGCGCCGTGCAGGATGACCCGAATGCTGCGGCGCCTGGAATTCTGCAGTCAGGTGTCAGGGCTGTGTTTGGCGACTCCGCGTCCAACACGATCACTCATGCTGCTCGCCAGCGTGTTGAGGCTGCACAGCTCGACATCCTTGATGCGGCACTGACTCTGGGCACTGGTGCGGCGTATACCCGGGAGCAGTTGGAGGGCTATCGACGCTCCTATTTCCCGCAGATCGGCGACAGTCAGGCAACGATTAAAGACAAGTCGGCGCGGCTTCAGAACGTCATCGAAGCGGCAAAGATCGCTGCGGGTCGCGCCGCTCCAGGGCAGGACGCAGCGGCGCAGCCGCAACCAATGCAGTCCGCCCCCGCATCCGACTTCAGCAACCTCTGGAACTGACACATGGCAAAGAAATGGTCTGAGGTCTCCCAATCGGAGGCCTTTCTGGCGTTGCCGCCAGAGCAGAAGGAGGCGGCCCGGAACCAATACTTTGAGCAGGTCGTGACGCCGCAGATCCGCGACCCGTCGCAGGTGCCAGTTGCTCGCCAGCAGTTCGACACGCAGACGCGAATCACGGACCTTCCCAGCGTCAACGCCGCACCCTCGGACTTCTCGGATGTGACGGCAGGCGTAACCAGCACCGAGGACAGGGCTCGTAATCCGGCGAATGACTCAGCGTTCGCGCGCATGGTGTCGGGGCAGTCGGCGCCGCGGCCAGAGGGCAATGCGGTCGGGCGTGCACTCGGTCAGGTGGGCGGACGCGAGGTGCTGCAGGGCGCCTATGGATTGTTCGGATCGCTTGGTGGCGACCTCTTGGACCACTACGTTCTTGGCCCTGTTGACCGACAGTTGGGCACCAACCTGAGCACGGGTGGCCGTGGCTATCGTCAGGCTGCATCCGATCTGGCCGACAGCGTCGGGATGTACAAGCCGCAGACAGCCAAGGACCGCATCTACTCCGGTGTCGGCGAAGCACTTACCGGCACGGGTCTGACGCTTGGCCTCGGCGCTGGGTTGAATGCTCTTGCTGGCGCAGGACGTGCAGCTCCGGCCACATCCAAGATCGGCAACTTCCTGACTGCCCAGCCGATTTTGCAGGGCGTGTCCGCCGCTACTGGATCCGCCGCCAGCGGCGCTGTCCGCGAATCGGGCGGCTCACAGGGGCAGCAGCTGGCCGCAGGATTGCTGGGCGGACTTGGCCCGGGCGTTGCCAGCGCTGCGGGTGGGGCTGCAATGCGCGGCGCTGTGCGTGGCACGTCCGGGCAGCAGATGCGTAACACCCTGGCCGACTTCCAGGCGCTCGGTGCCAATCCTTCCGTCGGTCAGGCTTCGGGCAATCGCCTGATTCAAGGCGCCGAAAACCTACTGGCTGGCGGCCCAACTTCTGCGGGTGTCATGGGGCGCTTTGTCGAACGCCAAGCCGACGACATTGGAAGTGGCCTTCGCCGGACTGCCGATAGCATGTCGCCTGATGCAAGCTCCGTAAATGCTGGCGAGGCGATCCTGAGTGGAGCGGATGAGTGGATGAAGCGAACGAGGGCTGCATCAAATCGCGCCTATTCGGCCGCTGATGACGCCATTGGCCGTGACCGCCGCGTAGACGTGTCGGAAAGCAAGACGGCGTTGGCTGGGATGAATCAGTCGATTGAAGGGGCTCCAAACGTTGCCAGGTTCTTCCAGAACGCCAGGATTCAGGGGATAGAAAAATCCCTACTTGATGACACCGACGACTTTGCAGCAACGCTTACTCGTCCGGATGTACGGGCTGAGGCGGATGCACTCCGCTCCAGCCTGAAGGAGCAGGCGGCATCGCGCAGGGCGCAGTTGGCGGAAGAGACTAATTTGCAACGGCAGGATCTGGTTTCCGATGCCGGGGCTGCCAGGGATCGACTCACCGCAGAGGCTAATCAGCTGCGCGACCGCATGAGCAACGCAGTCGAGGCGCGCCGTCAGGATCTGTATCGGCAGGCAGATGAGATGCAACTCGAGTTGCGGACGGCTCAGCAACGGGCTCTTGCTGAAAACGCACGCCGGGAGCAGCTCGGCATGCCGAATCGTGAACCTGTCATTTCTGATGCGGAGATTGCGGCGCGAGTACCGACGCGGTCACAGATTGATTCGCAGCTTCCAACCGCAAAAGACATCGAGGCGCAGATTCCTACTGCTAAGGACATCGAGGCACAAGTGATGTCGCCGGCAGAAATAGAGCGCCGCGTTACTCCTGATTCCGCGATTCGGGACGCATCCTTCGGAGATGCGCACATTGAATCTGAGGTCAGGAAGCTCCTAGAAAGCCGCGTGGACGGGAAGCTCCCCTATGATGCCCTCACAAAGCTAAGGACGCTCGTAGGAGGGGAGATCGACAACTATTCCCTTGTAGATAACGTACCTAGGAGCAAATGGAAATCCCTCTACTCAGCGCTTTCAAGGGACATGGAGGCATCAATCGCTTCGCCTGAGGCAATGAGGGCTTGGACTCGGGCGAACAATTACTACAAGCTGCGAGTGGCGAGGGCGGAGCGCATTGATCGGGTGGTTAACGCCAATGGTGGCCCGGAAGACGTATTCAAGGCAGCGATGTCAGGAACCAAAGAGGGGGGGACCAAGATTCGTGCCGTGATGGATTCGCTGCCTCGCGATAGCCAGAAGGCTGTAACGGCTGCCGTCATCAAGCGAATGGGGCTTGCCCGGAGTGGAGCTCAGAATGCAGAGGGCAACGTGTTCAGCGCGGACACGTTCCTGACGAAGTGGAATGACATCAGCCCAGAAGCCCGCAAGGTGCTATTCAATCGCTATGGTCCAGATTTCAGCAACGACATGGACCGCATTGCTCGCGTGGCAGAGAATCTCAAGAATGGCGCCAAGGTGTTTGCCAACCCATCGGGTACGGCGAATCGGACGGCGGGCATGACCTATGGTGCGTCACTCATCGGCGGATTGTTTACGGGGACTCTGGCATTGCCAGTTGGCATTGGAATTGGCGGAAATGTACTGGCGCGACTTATGACCAATCCTAGCGTTGTGCGAGAACTGGCGAACGCTACTCGGTTCCCGCTCAATGGCGTATTGGCGACTGCAAGGAATCTGCACCGCATTGCCGAAAGCGAGGAAGACCCTGAAATCGCGAAGCTCGCAGATGTCCTAGCGCAGAATCCAAAGGACCAGTTGCAGCAGTCCGAATCCAGCCAGCAGCAATGAGAATACGAAAACGGCAATGAGGCCCCATCCCTTGAGGCCAAGTCCAGGCTCAAGGGACTTTTCATGCTCTCGCTGCATCCAGTCTTTCGGCTGGCCACCTGTATTACTGAGGTCGAACTCTTTCTGGCTCACATCGGCTCCTCGAACTATTCGTAGACTACTGGGCATCAAGGATGGCGAGAATCTTGTAAGACTCCTTCTGGAGCTTCTTCCCGTCAATGCTGACCGGCCACTCTAGCTTCACTTTGTCACCAGAGAATTCGGCCGATACCGTGGAGGACATAGGAATTCGGCAACTCCGGTACATGCTGGGATTCGACCACTCGCTCCAGTTCATCTTGGCAGCACAGTTGGCCACGGCAATTCGTCCATCCGGCAGCTGCAGTGACAGCGTGGCTCCCCTCACTTGGTACGTGCCGACGAAGCCAGGGGCTGACACCGTCGATGTATTGGCGGTGCCGCTACAGTTCGCAGAGCTGCCATATCCGGAGCACTGAGCGCTTCCCGTTGTATATGAGTTCGATATTCCGGGGACGGAGTATGCGTAGTCCTGGGCGCTGTCTTGTCGGTCAATGACGGTCACGGTCATTCGCTCGCCAGCATGGACGTTTGCAGCAACGGCCAGAACGGCAAACGCAAAGCCCGCAGCAATGATTGTTCCCTGACTTTTGGAACTCATGTTTACCCCCTCCTAGGCCCCAGATCGTACCACTGGGGCGTGAAGCCAACATCCAACCCCGAGCCCGCCCAGTGCGGGCTTTGTCATTTTTGGAGGCCTGAATGAGCTTTCGTTTTTATAATCCGGCGCCGGTCTTCCATGACCTTCTCGGCCTCGATCCCTGCAACGGCGGTTCGCTGACTTTCTGCGAGCTGGGCACCACCACGCCGAAAGGCACCTGGGCCGATCAGGATCAGACCATCCCGAATGAAAACCCGGTGCCGCTGGACTCGGCGGGCCGGTCGAACACCAACATCTGGCTGGACGGCGGCTACACCGTGACGCTGCGTGCCGGCGACGGCACCGTCGTTTGGGCTCGTGACGTGGACAGCGGGCAGGGTGCCGGCGCAGCTCTGCCGCCGATGGAGCCGGGCAAGTTCCTGACGACTGACGGCAGCAACTGGCTGTTGGCTGATGTCCGCCAGGTTCCCGACCCGTCCGGATCGCCCGACACGATCCTCGGCACCGATGGCGCGAACCTCATCTGGACCGCCAAGGCCGAGCCGCCGCCTGCCGCTGAGGTCTCCGGCGTGGACAAGGTCATCATCAAAACCGGCGGCGACACCGACTGGATGATCCTCAAGGGGCAGGGCACGTCGCCCGCGTCCGGCACTCAGAAGAGTTCGCTCCCGGTGACCTTCGCCACCGCGTTCAAGGCGGGCACGACCCCGAACGTCACCCTGATCCCCTCCCCGGGCCTGCAGGCCAGCGGCGCCGTAGTCGTCCCGTACCTGTCTTCCGTTCCGACCGCCACCGGCTTCACTGCCGCCTTCGACGTCGCCGAGGGCAACCCGTCCGAAGCCAACGTCAATACCCCCATCGTCTTCCAGTGGATCGCTCAGGGTCAGGTGCCAGCAGCATGAAGAGTCCCGGCTTTGCAGCCCAGCCCGGTCAGGGGGAGCCGATTGCTGGGCGTGACGGGCGTGTCTCGCGGGCGTGGGCGAACTACTTTGCGCAGCTCGCCTTGGCCCAGACCGGCGATGATCTCCGCCATCTCTACGAGGCCTTGGCCGCGCGTGTGGCCGATCTGGCCGATGGGCAGACCCTGCGGATCATTGGGCGCAACTCGGTCAACTCGGCTGGCACGTCCGTGGTCGAGATCCAGCTGGTCGGCGACGAGTTGTCCCCCGGCAACACCGAGTACTACGGAACGGGTCCGGATGGTGCAAAGGGATTCTTCCCGGTTGCCGATGCCATCGAAGTGGAGGCGGCCGATCTAGACAAAGTGGTGGGCGCTGACGGCGTCGTCACACTTGGCCTCGCTGACGTGCCAGACGTGGGCGGTGGCACCCTCCAGAAGACCGTCTTTGACGCCAAAGGGCGCAAGACCGGCACGAGCGCAGCAACGACGGATGATCTGGACGAAGGGACGGGCAACCTCTACTACACCGATGTCCGTGCTGATGCTCGGATCGCTGCACAGAAGGGGGTAGCCAACGGCCTCGCGACCCTTGATGCAGGGGCGAAGCTTCCCGCCAACCAGCTACCTGCACTCGCGATCACCGACACATTCGTCGTTGCCAGCCAGTCGGCCATGCTGGCCCTTGCTGCAGAGCGCGGCGACGTTGCGGTGCGAACCGACCTGCAGAAGTCGTTCATCCTCACGGCTGAGCCTGCTGGAACGCTGGGCAACTGGCAGGAGCTGCTGGTACCGACGGGCAACCCCGGCACGGTCACCTCGGTTGCACTGTCGGTTCCGACTGGCCTTGCAGTTGCCGGCTCGCCCATCACATCCAGCGGCACCTTCACGGTGTCGTATGCCGCTGGCTATCAGGGCTACACGTCCGTTGAGGCCACAAAACTCTCGGGGATAGCAGCCGGTGCAACGGTAGGCGCGACCTGGGGTGCGAACCTCGCCAGTATCCCGGCTAACATCACCAGTTGGGCTGGCATTGCCCCTGCCACAAAAGCCGATGCGTCTGCGCTTGCAGGAAAATACGACAAGACGGGCGGCCCTATTACAGGCGCGGTGAGTCTGCAGGGGAACTCCTCTCGATTTGTCTTTTACGACGACAACTTGGACGTGCCTGTAATCGACGTCGGAGCCGGGTACGGTACCGCGACCGACCGGAATGGCTACATCGCGAACCGTAACGCGACGGGGTTTATTGAGGTCTCCGCGTTCAATTTCAGTCGCAGATTTCGACTGGTATCAGACGGCTTCCTCTTCAATGGTCCGCTGTACCCTAGCGACGACAACCTCTACAGCGCCGCGCTCGCGAGCGCGCGTTTTTCGGTTGTTTATGCGGGGACCGGAACGATCAACACTTCGGATGCCCGAGAGAAGACGCCGGTTCGTCCGCTGACTGCCGTAGAGCTTGCCGCAGCCATCGAGCTGGGCGGGGAGATCGGCGCCTACAAGTGGCTGGAAATGGTCGGGGCCAAGGGCGAGGCTGCCCGGGAGCATATCGGCCTAACCGTGCAACGCGCCATCGAGGTAATGCAGTCGCATGGACTCGACCCGTTCGCCTACGGATTCATCTGCTACGACGAGTGGGACGAGTTGCCAGAGATCCGTGGCGAAGACGGCGAGATAGTGCAGAAGCACCGCGCAGCCGACAATCGCTACAGCTTCCGCATGGACGAGCTGCTCGCCTTCATTGCGCGCGGGCTTGCGCATCGGCTGGATGCCATGGAGCAGAGACTGTCGGCTGCTGGCCTCTAATCCCAGTCCGTGAGACGCCGGGGAGTATCCTTATTGGATGCTTCCTGACGGCTTCCAATGGACCAAGGCGTCCCCAAACGACACCCTGCCGACGACGATATCGCTAGGTGGGATAGGCGTCTGCCGGATGATGGACCGGGTGGACAAGTCATGGTTCGTGTACCTGGACTACCACTTGCCGCCGCCAGATGGGCGATTGGTCCACCGCAAGCGCGACTGCACCAGTTTTCCGAACGGGGTCCGGGGCTGCGAGGCATGGGTGGTCAAGCATGAAGAAAGGCTGCGCCGCGAAGTGGGCGAAAGGGAGCTGGCCTGGCGGCAGAGTCGAGGGCTGATTTAG